CCCGAACCGACAACTGTACTGCTTTTGGCCGCCGGTTTTTGTTTGTGTAGGCGTAAAAAGCTATTGTAAAACAATAGATAACAATGCAAAGGATTGCAGAGTATGAAAACCGTAGAACACACCAAACTATCAATCAGAACTAATCCGGCGTTGGAGTTGCTGTATATCGTAAGAGCAGCACGGTCTCTACGGGCCGCATACACTCCCGCGCCGGTTTAGCTTTATTGAGGTTGACATGGAAATCACAAGAGCCATTGAGTTGATGAATGGTATAGCCGAGAGGCTTACAGTATCACTTGACCGAGACAGGGGGAGCAGACTAAGGAAAAACCAAATCGCTATAATACAACCTGTCTTAGCAGAACTGCCCAGAGTTATAGAATACCTGCAACGCAATCATCCCAATATGGTAAAACCGCTCAAAACCAACCATAAGGCACTCTTGGCTTGTTCGCGGGAGAGTGACCGGGTTTTCTTGGCTGACGACATATCGCTTACCACTGAGGAACGCAATATGAAATTCAGGCATTACCAACAGCGATTAGCAACTGCGCTCAAAGATACCGCCGAGGAATTACAGCAAGCAAAGGATTTAGTGAAGCCTAACTGGACTGAGCAGGCTCCTGAATATATGGCAAGTTCAAAAGCTGTTGAATTTGCAACTTTTGTAAACCGCAAAATCTCTTCTTCACAGCTCTCTAAGTTACTAAGACCCGACGGGCCAATTCGCTATATGCGCAAAACAAAACCGTTTAGGTGTCGGGTTCACATCGGCGATTTTAGGGAATATATTAAAGACTTGCCTAAATTAAAAGTTGATGGTAGCGATATTTCGGATGAGGATGTCGAGGAATATTTAGCTGATGCAGCAGCACAAAAGTTACAGGCCAAAGAACAACAGTTACAAAAAAAAGAGCCAAGAAAATCCAAATCGGGATTAGAGAAATTAGCCAAAAAAATTAGAACCTAACCCCCTACACTTTCCACACACTTTCTATCCTTATTTTTTCACAAGATAATCCCTTATTATTCGAGCGCAATCGCTGTTCACAAAAATTATTTCATTTCTGTACTTTCTCACAACCTTTTTGGGTCTCTTTTTCTTACGCTATTTTTATGACAAAAGAAAAAGCAAAGTTGAAAGCAAAGAAGGCTATCCAGACCATCGTTAGGGCCGCTAAGGAGCTTGCAGAGGCCGAAATGTTGTATTGTAGCGGCAAACAGCAGCAGCAAAGTAAAAGGCCGAAGGCCACTAACAGAATTGCAGTTTAAGGAGAGTAACGAAATGTTCAGATTCAGAAAGGTATTTTTACTGTTGTTGTGTGTGTCCTGTTGTTTCGCTCAGCAGAAACCGACAATCCACCCCTACCTTGCCCCGCGCGGCGGGTTACGGATGGACCTGCCGGGCAATCTTATTGCCGATACCGAAATGACAGATTGCCAGAACGTCTTTTTCGAGAAAGGGCATATTAAGAAACGGTACGGCTACAGTGAACTCGGAGACAACCTGCCCTTGCCCGGTTCTGTTATCGGCTCGGACCAACTCTATCTGTTTAGCGGCTCGGACTACCTGCTGGCAATGACTACTTGCGGGGTCTGGAAGTACGACGCCACGAACGACTACTGGGATACGATAATGACCACTGAGCAGGAGGACGATTGCGAGACTACGTGGACGGCAAAAGCGAATGTTACCGTCGCTGATGATTCGACAGCAGGGAATTACAAGGAGGGTACGGCTTCTCAAAAGATAAGCCCGGACGCCAATTTTACTACGGGGGTAATGGCCTATCGCAATCAGGTTTTGGGTGATAAAAGTGGATACGGTCTGGTCTGTCTGTGGATTAAGTCTTCTATCGCCCAAAGTGCTGGCGCACTGGAATTTATTATTTCCAACGATGCCAACTGCGCAACTGAAACAGAAAATATAGATATTCCCGCCCTTGCTGCAAATACTTGGAAACTTGCCTTTATCACAATAGCGACACCGTCCGGCATAAGTTCGGTAGATTCACTTGGCCTAAAAGCCACCTCGGATTTCGGGGCCTGTGATATATACATAGACGACATCGAGTTTGTCGAGGTCTTTAGTTCGGACGTCACATACGATTCTGATGATACGGATATTTGCTCATACGATTACATCAGGGATACCACACAGACCGAACCCTGGTGGATAATGACCAACTGTGTTGATTCGATGTGGAAGTGGACCGGCGACGGTGCGCTTGCAGCGTTAATAAGCGACTACCCTTCCGGCGTTACATCACTTACCTGCCGGGACCTGATTGAGTTCAAGGACCATCTCCTTCTTCTCGATGTTACCGAAGAAGGCGACAGATACCCGCAGAGAGTTCGATGGAGCGATACCGCCGACCCGACCGACTTTTTGAACGGCAACGCCAGCTATGTCGATTTGGGCGGCGCTGACTGGATTCAAACCGCCGCGAAGTTCAAAGGTGATTATGTAGTTGTCTTCAAAGAGAGGTCTATCTGGGTAGGGTACGCGACCGGCGATTCCGATATATTCCAGTTCGACCAGAGAGTTACCGGCGCGGGCTGTGCGGCCCCCAGGACGGTCGAATCATTAGGCGATGAACTGGTGTTCCTCGGATGGGATGATGTCTATGTCTTTAACGGAATAGACTACGAATCAATCGGCAGCCCCATACAAAGGGAATTATTCGATACAATGGACCCCGGCGCTATCGATAAATGCTTCGGGGTTATCGTAGAGGAACAGAAGGAATACTGGCTTTTTGTGCCCTCGACCGGAAGCGACTACTGCGACATAGCGTGGGTCTTTAATTACGAACTCAACAAGTGGACAAAACACGACTTCGCCGACGTTGACGGGACGACAAACGGAATCTCTGCTTACGGTTATTACGAGAAACAGTCCAGTGTAACTTTTGACAGTCTTTCCGGCACTTTTGACGCCCAGACGTGGCGGTTCGACGACAGGGAGGTTTTAGAGGCGGCCCCGACGACATTATTCGGCGATACCGATGGCTATGTCTATGAGTACGACCAACTCGTTTCCAATGATGACGGTACGACGATAGACGGCTGGTTCTCGACCAAAGACTTTATGTTCACTCAGCTAATGGAGCGGCAGGTCATACTCAGGCTCGATGTCTATGCCGACGGTAATATGGACGTCTGTTATTCGACCGATTCAGGGACGACATGGAGCGATGCGGCCTCGATAACCTGTAGCTCCTATGCGATACAGCGGATATGGTGGAGAGTGGACTGCGGTACTATACGATTCAGGTTCAGAAACAACACTTCCGGTGAACATTTCGATTTCAGAGAAGCGAGGATTTACTGGGAACCTTCAGGAATAAGACTATGAGAAAACAACTGATAATTTTACTGTTTCTTTGCGGGATTGCGGCGATGGCCTCAAAACTGCAAAGGACCCAACTGTGGCCGTCAACCACCAGACTTGTCCCGTCGGACGAGATTGCAGACCCGCACGTAAAGCAGCAGTTCACTGACATAAAGGAGTGGGCCGACAAGTTACAGGAGATGCTCGATACGACCTTTCGCAAGGTGGCCGATATACCCTACAACCAGGGCGAGGCCCTGACCGTAGCCGATACCGGCAGCGCAAATGCAGAGTTCAGCGTAACTCATCACTTGGGACGGACCCCAAACGGATACATAATAACCAAGAACGATAAGGCGTGTAGTGTTTACGACTCAGGAACGACCTGGACGACAACGGCAATTTACCTGAAATGCGATACAGCTAACATAGCTCTGTCGTTAAGCGTTTTCTAAGAGGTGATATTATGGGAATTTTTAGCACACCAAGTAAAACAAAGTACATCAAACCGGAACCGTTCCCGGGCGCATCAAAAATGCGTGGAACTCTGGCAAAGACCGCCGAACCCGGGGCGTTAGAACGAATCGGCAGGGCAGGCGAAGCATACCAAGGACCTTTAACCGCGGCATTGAGCGAGTACGAACAGACAAGTTTACAGGGGCTACAAGACTGGCTCGGTAAGGATCTGCCGACCGAAGGTACACTTTATAAAAGCGCCGCTGATGAGATTCAAAAGACCCTTTCGGGTGAGGCATACGACCCCGTGAACAGCGACTACTACAGTGCCTACA